TGGTGCGTGTATTGTAAGCATCAATCTGACTCTTCCTCAAGAAGTCATCCGCTGCAATGTGATTCATCTTTATTCCAGCTTCCAATGCTGGCATCATAAACGGATTTTGAGCAATTGATGGATCAGTCAAGAATGGCATCAACTTCGCATACGCCTCACCAGATTGTCCTTGTCCAGCAAGCTGCATTGACTCCTGCATACTCTGCTGAAACATAGGTAGCATCTCCTGCGCTTGCTTCTGCTGCTCGCGTTGAGCCAATGCCTGCCCTACATTCTGACCAAGTTTAGCCAAAGAATCTCCAACCCATGCGGTAGAGTTCGATGCGCGATTGGTTCCCTGCATTATGAGTTCTGCGATAGACATATTAAGAAATTATAGTGCTTCCATAGTTCCCGTATGGATTATACGCTGCTCCGGTTTGTTTTGCTTGTTGAGGACTACCATATCCACCCATCGCGGCATAATTAGCCAATCCACCGCCCAATCCTTGTTTAGCCGCTGATGCGTAGCTCATTCCACTCAACGCGCCAGAGGTAGCCTGTCCAATGTCAGAGACACCTTGACCGACTGCTTGCTGTGCTGCGTAACTTGCGGCAGCATTCTCTTTATTCGCTCCGTAGATTTGCGTAGCCAATCCAGACTGAGCATTGTAGATGTTAGAGAACATATCAGATGTCATCTTAGCTTTCTGCAATCCGACTTCTGCTCCCGCTGTTTGATAACCAAGTTGTAGTCTTCCTACATCAAGTGGTTCTGCTGTGAATGCTCGCGCCAATTGCTGCCAGTTCTGTGCTGTGCCTTGGATAGATGGGATTGCTGCCAATCCTTGTCTTTGGATGCCAAGAGAAGTTTCTAAAATTTGTCTTGGGACTAATCCTTCCGCTGCTTGAAACCCACCTGTTCGGCCTGCTGTTGCTGCATTAAATCCTGCGCCGCCAAACTCAGCAATGCTTCTCATAACTTGATCCTTAACATCCTGTGGGATTTCTCCGCGAAGATAGTTGGAAATAACATCCATTGCTTGTCCGATTTGCCCTTGAGCTTGCTGCCGTTGCTGTGCTGCTCCGGGCAAAAACTTTTCTTGTTGTTGACGATAGTAATCTGAAATCTGACCAGCATCACCGATCATTGCCCCAAGGTTATACTCTGGAGCTTTGACTTCACTAATCATTCCTTGGACTTGTTGCTGTCCTTGTTCAAATCCCTTTACAGCTTTTCTCTGTTGCTTTTTGAATTGCTTTGCCGCTGCACCTTGAGCTTTCTTTGCCCTATCTGCTGCTGACATGGAGATAGCTGCTGAACCTGCTGCTGCACCTACAGCAACTACACCAGCCGCAATAGCGAATCCGCTGGTATGAAACATCTGCGAATGTTTATCGTTGCCTAAATGGTCTGGTAAAAGAAATCTCATTTGATTAAGTCGGTTCGGTTGTGCCGCCACTTCTGCACCCTTGGGTCTTCCTTGGCGATGTGGGGATTAAAGTCTCTTGAAGTGATGCTGTCAATAATTTCGTCTGGATCAGTTAAGTCTGTGACGTGACAAGTAGTCCAGATTGTATCCTTGTGAGTAGCCAGCAAACGCCTTGTTCCTGCTTCCGTGATGCCGCTGTAGCCTGTTTTGTAGCGGTGGGCAGGGATACCATGATACCAGACAGTCACATCACCTTTCATAATAAAAAAAGGATGCGTTGTCAGATGAAGCAAAGTTGTGAGAATCGTATCCTTCGGCATATAGATTTCCCGAATATACATTCCCGGCGTGAACCTATGAATCAACGGACATTCCCTTGGAGGTAGTTTTAGAATCTCCAAGTCCATCAAGTTTAGCTCGTAGTTTGGATCACCATACCCAATTACGCTCTTTGCGTCGATCTTGTCTGGAATCGTTAAAGTCATCGGTAAAGAAAGTAATCGTTGGGTGATGGTGAAAGTAAATCAGAACCGATTAGGTTCTCTGCTCGACTATAGTTAGCAAAGCGGATTGGAGCGGCAGTTGGGATTTCTAAACCTTCCATCTCTTTCTCTTGCTCCTGCACAGCCAATGCCAAGTTACTCAAGAACTCTTGCGCTTTACGATTCTCACGCGAGTTCAATGCAAGAACCGCATAGATCATCGCATCTGGAATGAACTCAACCAACTCTTTTGGGTCGGTCAAATCAAAGTATTTCTTCGATGCGTAAAGAGTAATACACTCGCACGTTCTTGGTGCTTTGAATCGACGGAAGGTTGGGTTAGCATCGTTCGGTTGATAGATTGCTATCAGCGTCTTTGCTTCCAATGCCGTGTCGTAGGCATACACGCGAATCCTGCCTTTAGTTACTGGCTTGGTTACTGACCGAATCCCTTTTACAAGAAGATCGGACTTCGCCAGCGTTGGAGGATTGGCAGTAGTCACCTTAACCTTGTGGTAGGTGTCATACTGGTCTTGTGCTTCAAACATCAACTCTACGCCGATGTCTTCAGCTTCCTCGGCCATTACCCCGATTTGGTATGGATGCGTTGTGTAGTCGCGGAATAGAACATGAAGCCCTCCTACTTCTACAATTCCTCTATGGCATGAGTTCCCTGCTTGCAGAGCAAAGGCGTTCGTCGCATTGAACCATTCCTCATTCAAACTAACGGAATCGTTTCCTATCCATGCCAACTTTATTTGTTCATACCTACTTGGAAGAGTAAAACACCCATCAGCACAACAAATTTGAACATACTCCTCTTGGCTCGTCCAAGCCTTTTTATTCCACAACAATCTACGCGCTTGATTAACAGCCTTAACTCCACGTTCATACGAACAAGTCCCACTGTCACCCACGAATCCCTTAATCAACTCAACCATTTCTTCTAATGTGTCAGCCATACTTAGATTAAGTTTAATTGTTCCTCAAGTAAATTATCTGATTTCAACAAATTATCCTTTGCCCAAAGTGGGCGAAAATTTGTATAATAATTTAATTTGATAAGTTCTTTTTTAGTTTTTGCTGTAGCCAATGGAATTATGTGATCGAGATGCCAACTTGATCTATTCTCCCACGACATACCATCTTGGAATCTGGCTTCAATATATGATTTAAAAAAGCTAAAAGAACATCCTAATATTTTTTCTGTTTTGGTATCTTTTTTTATTCCTTTATTTTTGAATACTTGACCCATCACAGCGTGTAAATGCCTTTTTAATTTTTTAACTGGATCATTTATTCCCTTGTAATATTGACGCAAATACTCGTTTCTTTTTTCTCTATATTCTGGATTTAATAGTTTATTCCTGCAATACTGATTATGTTTTTCTTTATATCCAATTCTCTTTCTCCTTTGGATTTCATATTCAGATTGCTTTTTTAGATATTCTGGATTTTGCCTTAATCGCGCTTGTCTTTCTCTTGCCAGCTTTCGCATTAGTTCATTATTTTTTTCAAATGCAGCAGGAGAACTCCAATGCTCATACACAGCTATTGAACCATCAGCTTTTTTCTTTTTTGAATATCCAGAGAAACGATAGCCATCCTCTCTGGTATCGCCGCGTTTCCGCTTGCGATCCAGAGTGGACGTGCAATAGCTATCGTCTACGGATACCATTTTTATCGGTAACGATAATTATTTTCCGCCAACGGGCTTGCCAGATTTTGGAAGCGGTGCGCTGGAGTATGGATTCTTGCCAGTGTTAGGCGGGTTCATATTGCCCATACCTTCACGGATCATTCCGCGAGTTGGTGAGCCGCCTGATACTAGACGTGGGTCTGTTCCTTTTAGTGGTGTCATATGTTTAGTTTTTCTATGGCTTGTTTATTACGAAGTGTGAACCGCCATCCAATCCACACTTGTTATTTGAGAAAGGTTGTTTTCTACACGGATAGAGAATCCTGTAGTTGTCTTGCTGCCATCAACCAAAGCAAACAATGGTGTAGCAGAAGTTCCAATTGTTGCATTACAATTAGGTGTAATAGAAATTCCGTAGGTCGCGGAAGGCAATGCAGCAAACGATACAGTCTGAATAGAGTCACCAACAGGAACGCTGCCGATATTACCATAACGCGCTTTAATGACAGGAATAGCATTAACCTGCGTAGTAAGATTGGCAATGTTTGTTGTGTTCGCCGAAATCTGACTCTGCTGGTCAGCAAGGTCTTCGTTGATTTGAGCAACTTGCGCTGGAGTTACATCGCCAAGCCCCGGCACATTGATCGTTCCGTTAGTAAGAACTTCATCAATAAATTGCTGAAATACACTTTGCCAGTTACCAGTTGGACAAAAGTCATCTGGAACATTTGGAAATGTAAGTGCTGGAGACGAAGATTGATTGTCCATTAGATTAATTTACGATATTGTATTCCCAATATTTTTCTTGGCAACACAAAAATGGTTCACACTCTTGATTTTCTTCTGGGCAATCACCAACTGGAGAGTCATCGTTGTTCTTGATGTTCGCCATCAATCTTACTCGGTCAACTGTAGCTGCTCCAGTGAGGTTGACTTTGATCTGAAATTCTGATCCTTCCACCGATGGGATGCCTGCCAAGTCATTGCACTCACTTGGGTCTGGTGTGTTAAACTTGTAGCGTTTGTAGCGATTGCCGCCTCGTTGTGGGAAGCATTCAGTTACTACTGGTGAGCATGGATTACATCCGAATGTCGTAGGAACTTTTAGTTCTGACCAGCAAGGATTAGAGTCTGCGCGGAAATCGACGTAACTATCTACTTCCCCTTTAATCTCACTCATCCACATTTCTCCACCAGTGATTTTTTTACGCAGGAACTTGTTTGTAGCCCCACTTCGGTTGAAGTCATACCTGCCAGTCGTGAAGAAGGATTCAATCTGCCTTGTTCCATTAGGCCCGTAATCGTCGCCTTGTGCAGTAGTGAATTCGTAGAGTCGGTTCTTATTATCTACATCAAACGAGAATCCAAACCCGCGCTTCTCGCCTTGGATTAGTGCGGTCAGTAGTTGAGTTGGCCTAATGCCCGTCCAGATGCCGTTCCAGCGAAAAGAAAGTTGTGCGTCCGGTGCGGGTGAAGATGATTGGTCAAGATCGAGAACTACCATTCCACGATGATAGCGGTTCAATCCTTCTACACCTTCTGATCGGTAGGTTTGTGGTGCTACTGTGCTGATGATGTAATTGTCGAAAAACATTGTAGAAGCGAATTGCTTCATCCACGGAGTATCATTCTGCACCCACTTATTAACTTCTCTCGACAGTTTGCGAAGTGAGAAGTATCTTGCAAATTCAGATTGGCTATTTGAGTAAAATGCCCAACCATCGTGTGATCTAAACCAAAGCTCCGAGTTGGCGAGTCCAAGGTATGGCGATGTGCATCCGCGCCCAAGGAGTGAGATGCGCTGGATGTTTGATGTATTCCATTGGCTTCTTGGTATAGAGACATCCATTGAGAATGCTCCGTTACCAGTTAGAATAACAAGCTCACCTTGGCCGCGAAGGTTAGTTCCAATCTGCGGCATGACTTTCATCCCTGTGATATTCCCCATCATGGCTGGAGTAGAGAACGCGCCACCTTCTGCCCAGTATCCAATCTCGGTGAAGTTCTCTGTATTCTTGGTATCGGTGAACCCGCCACCATAGATGATGTCAGATGCGTAGATTTGATTGAACCTATCAGAAACAAAAACTCGCCCGAAAGCATACTCCATGATCGTCCCAATTGGCATCTTTGCCAAGTATGGATTCAAACGATAGGCTGGAAGCTTAACTGTCCCTGTTCCTGTTCCTCTTTGAGTGTCTGTAATAACTGCTGTGAACTTAACTCCAACAGTATTTGATGGCGCACCTATCAGGGTAAAGTCTGTATTTGTAATTCCATCTCCAAGAGAAACAATTTCCGAGTAATCTCCGTTTTGGATTTCACTTGCTGTCAGCGTTCCTAATACCCCATCCCATGCAATTGCATTCTGGTATCCATTTTGGATATACGCCCGATCTTCAGCTTGCACGAAGAATGCGTGCATCATGCCGGGATCGTTACCTTCGATAAGTTTGTATGCGAATGCTCGGTTGTTTACTATCTTTAGAAAGTAGATAATCCCAGATACCGATAGCAACATTCCATCGCTCGTTCTGTAGTTAGTCGCACGATATGGATACGCACCTTGGAAGTTGCCACCAAGAATATCGTTAACGATAGTTTCAGATTCTCCGTTTCCAGCGATAATTGGGATATTCCGAATGCTCGGCCTTGTTCGATTGATTCCGCCTCGGAATGTCCTATTAACCGACTCTGCTACTACAGACTCAGGTAAATACGATGGATGAGTATCCGCGTCTTGCGCAATGATACTTGTGAACCCATCAAAGACTGATCCTTCTGCTGGCATTATGCGTTGACACTTTTAACTACAATAAATCTTAGGAATAACGCTTCAGCTAATGCTCCTGCTGTAATGTTCCGAATAGCAATAGTTGCGCTTCCGTCAAACATTACAAAGGCAGTAATTGCATATGCTCCAATAGTTCCTCCAGATATATGATTGACTAACAAAATGTCTTTGTCTAAAATAACAGAGTTAGAAAAAGTAAATGTTACAGTAGTATTTGCTGCAAGCGATGCGTTAGACGTTGCGATTTGTCCAGTAGGACGATTGAGTGTAACAGCAATTCCTTTTGATGAATTGTCTTGAACAAAAGTTCCACCAGCACCAGTGTCATATCCAATCTTCGATGAGTTGCCAGTAGCAAGAATTGTGCTGTTTGATGCAATCGTGCTATTCACAATCAATGGCCCAGTCATCGTGTCTCCAGCCTTATTTAGCTTTAGGGCATCAGCGGCATCAACGTATTGTTTAGTTGTCGCTTGAAGGCTTGTAGTTGGATTAGCTGCAAGAGTTACACTTGCCGCTGTTACTACTCCAGTTGTTGTAACGCTTGTTGCAGTAATTGCACCAGTGCTAACCGCTCCAGTAGTAGTCAATGGTTGGCTACCAAGATCAACTGGGCCAGATTGGAGAACGCTATTGAGTGTAGCAAACTCAAGCAGTCCGGTTGAATCTTTCCTTAAGACAGTTCCG